GAAAGGATTGATCCCACACAGAAGGTGCAAACCCCACGTGTAATTCAATACTTTGACGAACCGACTGGATTGCTCATGTCCACTGTGTTTTCACCTTTGGAAAAGATGTTTTTCAACCATAATTACCACGATCGCCTCGGCTTACCCCAAGGTGACGGCAAATATGGGAAACGCATTTTCGCAAAGGGACTGACGGCCTGTAGGGTCGCCAGGTGTTTGGATGAGTCTTACTCGATGTTTAAGGACCCAATTGTCCCAAGTATGGACTGCTCGAAGTTCGACAAGACTGTCGGCGAGCGGCTCATGCAGCATAAATTTGAGTTTTATTCCAAGTTGTTGTCCACAGAGGCCAATACTGTGATGCAACGTTTTTCCTCAACATATATGCACCCTCAATGTGTATCTAAGTTGGGTATCAAATACCGGCCAAACACGCAGTTGTTTTCCGGTGCTTTTGACACATCGCTTACTGGCAACGTTATAATGGCGTTGCTCTACGGCATGTTTAGGGCCGCCCTTAACCAAGAGCTGCAGTGCGAAGAGCTTTACGCTCTGATCCCACAGCTTAGGGGCCCTGTGCTTGACGGTCACGACGTCATGGTCAAAATCAACGGTGATGACTGTCTGGTACTTTTGGAGCGTTCCACTTATGCAAGGTTCACCAGTTCAGTAGAACCTTTCTTCGCATTGTTTGGATTGGACATCAGAGTTGATGGACATGCCAACCATTTTGAGGAGATCCAATGGTGCCAGCACCGCCCCGTCAAGTGTGATGGGCGCGTGCGTATGGTACGTGACCCTCGTAAGGTCATTCTGTCCAGCTTGGCTGCCTCTAAGTTTACATCTGAGGCGGTCCGGGCACAACGTGACCACCTGTACACTATTGGTCACATGGAGCTCTTGCTCAACCCTGGAACTCCCGTTTTACAAGCCTTTGCTAAGGCTTGTATGCGTGTGTCTGCTGGTGGCAGTCTTATTCAAGAACTCCTCGATTCAAACCATCGTTATGGTGTCGAGGTTAAAGCAGGCAATACCCTACATGAGGAAGCAATATCGTATGAAACGCGGCAGTCGTTCTGCCGCGCTTGGGGCATCGATCCGATGCAACAATATGATATGGAGCAAGCTTTCGAATCTTGGGTTGTTGACTGGGATGGGGCGGTTGGAGAGAGTCGTTTTGACAACGACTTGTGGAGATATCTCGACCCG